ACAAGAAATTATTCTACATTAGAAGTGTTTTATTTAATTGAGGTTCGATATGTGTCAATGAAAATTAGATTGGTTATATTGTTACAGTTATTGACCATGAGAGATTCTTTATTGTATGATCTTTTACATTCTCACCCATTTCTTCTAAGATGAATATGTTCATCAAACATTGGAATTTAGACCACTGTTTGTTTACACCATGTAATAATGTAAATGTAATTGATTTATTATCTGTTATTTTTTTCATCTTCATGTCTGCAATCATACACCATTCCTGAAGCCTTCTCTCAAAGTTTTTTAATGAAACCACTTCATCTGAAATTTCCCATACAGAAAATTTTCTTTCTGCATGTTTTTTGGCATTTTCCTCGACCCTTTTTGGATCACCAAACATGTCTCTGAGTAATTCTATTTCAACTATCAGCGAATCCTCTTTTGCCTCAAAATATTTTGCATATTTATCAAGAATTCTGGCATAGTATGTTGCAACATGTGGAATGTTTCTTTTCTCTGCACCTTTAGCGAGTTTTTTAATTGAGGATTTTAACACCCTGACACTGACTTGTTCTCGTTCTTCATCTACCACAAATTTGGATTATACAGCTTATACTTAACCTTCCCGAATGTAACGCAGGTCAGCAACCTTCAATGAGGTGTATTGCATTCGGGAACACTATAAGCAATCCCTCATTACATGATTCATGAAACAAGAAACAATTTTTTCAGAACATGATGATGTTGAAGATGACTACAAAACATGTCCCTACTGCGGACAAAACACAATCCCTTTCAAGATGGGAGTTTGCATCTGTGGAAGACAGGTAGGCAAAATACAGTATGTGAATGATCCAAAAAAGTATGTAAAAAATTACTACTCATATCGTGGAGTTAAACAATGACTAGACAAAAATCAAAAGATGGTGTTGATCTTGTGGGATACATAAGAAATACTGGTGAAGATCTAGATGTTAATGTCTCAAAGAAAATACAATTAACGTGTAATCTTTGTGGGATTGAATCTTGCAGACATATCAACGAACTTACAAGAATGGAAAAAACAATAATTGCAAAGACAGCATTCCCATCATGGGGTAGAAAATCTGAAGAATTGGCTGTGAAATTTGCACTTCCTGCCGCATGTATTGCAATTACAATGGGTGGTGTTGGTATAGCTCTTCTAGTGTGGGATTTTCTAACTTGACTATTTACAAATGCCCATGTGGGGTGATACTGGTGAATCATTTTTGCGGTCCCTGCAATATGGTAAACCCTATTGGAATCTGCCTTTACTGCCCTGAATGCAAAAATCATCCAATGGATATGATACCATGTTAGATGGAATGGCCTTGTACAAATTTAGGCATGAAAATAAAATTGTTGAATTGGAGTGTGATAAAGTTGAGGTATAGAATACATGACAAATCATCTTTGGTAAGTGTCTTGATAGATAGGCCTGCATTTGATGAAGCATTTTGTGGTAAAAATCCTAACAGCCCAATAAATGGAACATTGGAAATCTCACAAAAAAAGTATATTATCAAAAAGTACGTTGAATTACAAGGAAACTCATATTCTGAGAATGAATTTCATGCAATAGAGAGGGATCATTTTGCTGATGTGTATGTGGAGGATTTGAGATAATAATGACTTGGAGACATTGTAGAGATGTAGATTTAGATTGTTTGATTGATCAATCAATGGATATGATAAAGTCTGGATTAACCCCTAAAATTATAAAAGAAAAAATCATCTTTGACATAAAGGGTAAGGTGATCATGGACAAAAATTCCAAAAAAATATTTTTTATTCTTGAGGATGATAACTCTAATCTTTGATTAGATCAAACATAATCAAGGTTTTCATCCATTAGATATAATAATCATCAATGTCAAAACATGTAATTAAATATATCCTGTGCCTAGAAAATGCATGAGAAAAAGCAAAGAAGACTTCTTTGAGCATATTGATAACAAGGACATTAAGACAATCAAGGCATACAGAATACGAATTAACAATTTTGAAAAATACTGTTTTGAAAAATTTGGCAATGAAGACATTCTATCTCAATTTACTGACAAGGATGATCAAGTAGATTTGTTTCAAAAATGGGTAAATTGGAATACTAAGAGACGTGCCCCCTCGGCTGTCTGGAATTTAGCAGCTTCTCTTCGAAAATATACGTATTATCGAGGCTGGCAATTAGCTCGAGGTGATCTAAGTGATCTAATAGAATTGCCTAAAAAACCAGAAAAAGAATTGTATGGCCTACGAATCCCTGATATACATTCAATTTTTTCAACATTGAACTTTAATGACACATTGCTACATTGCTTTGATGCTGTTTCTGGTACAAGAATTGGTGAATCCGTCCAGCTAAGAAAAAGACACTTTCTATTAGATTACGATAGAATAGTAGTAAAAATTCCCTCACATATTGCAAAATTTAGGAGAGCGAGAACAACTTTTGTGACAAAAGAAATTGGTGTAAATCTTCGAACTAGATTGAAAAAATTAGATGATGCTGATTTAGTATTTGGTACAAAAACTTTCAATGTTAAAGATGATAGAGAAATAATTGCCAGTGCAATTCATAGCTCCAGTACTGTAAAAGAAGACAATCTAAGACGAGTCTTGATTAAGGTTGGTCTTGATATGAGATACGAAGATACTGGTAGATATTGGATCAATACACATTCATTCAGAGCCAGATTCATTACTAAAGTTTCAAGACATGATCCTAATTTAGCTAAATTATTTGCAGGTGAGAAAGGATATCTTTTACAATATGATAGAATGGATGTAGAAGAAAAACTAGAACATTACATGGAGTTTGAACCCTCATTATACATCTTTGATCAAACCATTAATGAAGAAAAGATTAGAAAATTAAAAGAGGCCAATATGAAACTAGAAGAACAGTCCCAAAGATTAGATAAACAAGACATACGTATTGCATCTCTGGAAAGAAATTGGATTCGAGATAACGTGAAATCTACTTCTTGATAACGATTAGATTTGTTTAATTCTATCTTTAAATTTCAAAAGTTCTGGTAATGTCAATGCGTAATGTATGTGATCACAATCTGGACTTTCATCTAGATCACAATATAATTTACCATTTTTGATTCTAATCTCAACTAAGCGAGATTTCTTAGCAGTTTCATCTTTCAGAGATAATACGTCTGATTCCATTGACATGAAGCTAATTTTAGGTGCAACCATTTTTAGAAACTCATATTTTTCAAAATTTGCTTTTACAATATCGTTTGCCAGTTGTTTGATACTGATGTTAGTCTTTTTTGATTCATTTGTGATTAACTGGTATAATTCAGGATCAAAATCTATTGTTTGTGTGCCTTCCTTACGAGCCATAAATTGTACATGTACTTACATGTATTAATTCTTATTGACCAGATAACGACTAAAAACTGAGTCCATATTAATATACATGCTAGTCCATGTACTAAACTGTACAAGCATGGAAATATCAACTGTTAATGTCAAACCAGAATATCAGAAGAAATTTGATGAAATTGTTGCCATTACCAAGTTATCTAAAACATCCTCTTTAGAATTTTGGATTGATGCAGATTACAAAAAGGTGGTACTCAAGAAATGAGTATTCAAACACAATTCAGATGGGAGTGTATTCATGAAAATGATACTAAACATGAAATTGTATTAGAACATGAAGGATCTAAACATCCTGCAAAATTTTGTAAAAATTGCATTGAAGAGATAAAATCATTTCAAACTGTAAAAATCATTTCGGAGGTTCCACTAAATTGACCCCCAGAGAAACCCAAATCAAACTAGCTCAGAAATTCTATCTAAAGATTCGTACAATGCATGAAGATTGCATTTACCTTCAATCAATATCTGATGTTTTGAAATTAGACATGACAGGAATTAAGATTCCATTTTATGAAATTAATATGGAGTTGCGAAAATATCAAGACTCGGCTAGAATGATGGAGCGTGATCTTGATGAATCTCAACAGAAACATTTCGTCACAAGAGAAAACAGAATGTTAGTGGATGGTGGAATTTAACTGATGTCCGTAAAGCAAAAGAAATTCAGGTCAAGATATGCAACTCCAAGAATTAAAAATTGTGTAAACTGCAACCAAGAAATTTACGTTTATTATAATTGCTATCCAATTTGTAACAAATGTTTTGAAAAGGAGAAATCAATTTGACTCAACAAATTATCTCTGTACAAAATCATAAAATTAGAAAGATAATCAAAAATAACTCTGTGGAACATTTCTGCAACGAATGTAATACTCACTATTCTCAACTAAGCTGGGTTAAAGAAGACCATCCAGGAATTGATGTAAAAAAGTTTAGTGAAATTGATTTGAGCAAGGAGGATATTTTCTCTTGAAATGCTCAGCAGGAAGTGAAGGTTTGGTTAGAATCATCCTGCTTTGTTGTGATGATATTTTGGAGGACAAATCCACGAATGATTTGAAAACATCTCTTGAGTTGATCAGGGATCAATTAGAGATGATTGGCCAGATGGAGGGTTATGCATAATGCCTTCACGTGAAAACAAAGACACAGCAACTCAATATGATAAGAGAGTTCAGGCTTCCAAAAAAGTAAACTTGAGATTCACTCATGAATCATTTACACATTTTCAGACTCTAAATGATGAGGGAATATCCACCCATGAAGGAAAGATAGATCCTGACAATCCATTAAATGACACCTGTGATTGTGACTCATTCCTGTATGGCATGGAATTCTTTAGAGTATCTGAGGATTCAGAAAAGATAGAATCAAGATACGTAAACGAACACGGTGAGGTTTTCCAGTGTAAACATATCATTCGTGCCAAGTATTTTCGAAGTTTTAGACCCAAGGAGATTGTATCATAATGTCTAATGCTGATCTTGTAAAGTCTGATTTTTCCATAATGGATAGTGAAGATGAAGCACAAATTATTTCCTCTGATGATGATTTGAGAAAAGCACTAGTCTATGATCTCAGAGGAACCAAGCAAATCACCTACATTGGATTAAAGTATCTTGTATTGAAAATGAGCCAGTCTGATCAAGCTCTGCACATTCTAAAATCAGAAGTTCAATTGGACAAGGATGATCCTGAAGACAAACAAATGTGGTATTGGCGAAGTATCGTACGAGTAAAGAATCAAAAAACTGGATTAGAAACTGAAGGAATTTCAGAAGCTCCATACTTTGAGGTTGTTAAATATGATAAATTTGGAAGAACAAAGGCCATATCCAAAGCAGAAAGAAACGCATGGCGAAAACAAATTCCTGAACTTGAAATCATTTCATTGTTAAAAAATGCAAAGGGTGAACGTACTCAGAAAATAGAAACTAAGGAATCAAACTACTCTGCTGGAACTTTGGATAAAATCTGTAACTGTGATGAACCATCCATTGGAAAATCTTCAGGCAAATGTTTGAGATGCGGAGGAAAATCCTCTTGAATCAAACTGTTAAACTAACACAAGAACAAAATGTCCAAATTTATTGTGTAACACACGGTCATGCTGATTACATCTGGAATTGTTTTGGGTATGTCCATTGTGGAAGATGTGGTGAACAGATAGGAGATAGATTAGCTGGTGTATTTGATACAACCAACAAAATATGGGTGGGACATAAATGCGATACATGTGATGGATTAAAGAAAAAACTATCATCATTGGACAAGAAAATCATATCTAGATTAGAAAAACAAAAGAATTCATTTTATGATTATGAAAAAATTCTGAAAGGAATTACTTTCAAGGAGGAACTGACCTCTTGATTACACATTTAGATATTCATTTTATCGCACATGGGGAATGTTCTGTAAATAGAATAAACTCTGTGCTGTTTATGGGGATGAGTCCTGGCCATTACATTTCAGATACAAAAATCTGGAATTTTGGCAGTTACACAAGTTATGGAATATAAAAAATGAGTAATATTAAAAATGGTTTTGTTCAAACTAAACTAACAACAGAACAATTGAAAATATTTATCAAATATTGTATCGATAATAATATGACTCCTTTCAGACTTCTAAGGCTATGTGTATGTGAAAAATTTGGAATTCCTGAAAATACACGAACCAAAAGAACACCTGATTTGGAACAAATTCTAAAAGAACTAGAAGATTGAGTCTTAAACTAGTAGTAAAGAAAGGACAAGTTACTTGTCCATGTTGTCACACTGAACTAAATGTAATATCCAAAGTAAACGGATTAGGATCAAAACCTCATGGTAACAAGCATCTCAGAAAGATAACAAAGGGTATCAAGATGGAAATAATCTGTGCCTATCTGAACAATCCTGTACTGGAATACACCACAAAACAAATCATTCAAACAATCAACTCAAAACGCTCCATTAATAATAAAATAGAAAGATCAGCACTAACCAGACCTCATTCTGAACTGGTTGATGCTGGAATTGTAATTACTATGCGTAAATTTGGCTGGGATTACTATTACAAAATCAACGTAGCGAAGGCAAAGGCCGTGTTAAACGAATAATGCCTTCTGAAAATTTTAGTTCTGTCTCCTTGAAGAAATACGCTTTGGAGAAAATGCAGCTAAAATATCTGAAAAACAAGGAATCTCTTAGAGAAAAAGGCATCAATAGTCTATCAGGATATTTCACTTACATTGCTCAAAAAGATGTAGATGAAACAGAATCTTTGAGAAATATATCTAAAAAGATAACAAAAACACCTGATTTTATAAAAATTCCTAAAGAATACTTTCCTTTGGATTTCTAAACAATGAATAATAATCTAGTTACGTACTTACTTACTTACTTACGTAACAATAATAATAATAATAAAAGAAAACAAGAAGGACATACAACACAAATTATCTATAATAAAGAAGATTGGATGAAGTTCAAACATATCTTAGACTATGAAGCAACCAACCCTAACAGAATATTTTGGTCTGTTGTGGAAATAATTCTAGAACAGTTTGATCAGAAAGAACATTCCCTTGACAAATTCCTTGAAGAAGTTGAACTTGCAACCCCTAACATAGATACTGAACCAGAAAAGGTCTTGAAATATTTACAAACCATATCAATAGAAAAAGTAAAAGAGTATGAGGAAACATTCACTAGAAATCTAGTGTACGCAAGAGCAATAACTCAAGGTGAAATTGAATTGGATAACTATCCTCAGCTATGGAGACAATTTATGACTAAATGATTTTTTCAATTCACAATAAAAAACTAAGAGACTATTGAGTAAAGTACAGAATAATCAAAGGGTTAGAAGCCGAATAGAAAAGAGAGTGGATAAATTATTTCGTAATCTCTATGTTGGAACAGATTGTCAAACAACTTTCAAAGTGGGTGAAGTATGTGATATGCTAAAAGATTGTTATTCATTTCAAGGCTCTGATTGTGATAAGGGAGATAAAATTCTTCAACTAACCGAAAGGAGAAAGTGTTAGTTATGATTTTACCTAACAAACTAATTCAATTAGATAATCAAGAACTTAGTGCTATTATTTGGGTTATGAATAAACTAGATTCCGAGTATTTAGCACATGGTAGAAACGGTTGTTATCTTGACCATTATGAAAAGAAATTACTTGCTAAACTAAGAAAAGAACAGAAACGAAGAAATGAAAATAGCCTATTAGAGGGAATGAAAACATGAGTCACATTACACTTCGAGGTAATGGTAATTGAGTAAAGTACAAAATAAAAAAAGAGATACGATGATGAACGGTAATCTAACTGGTAATGAATCTGTGGTTTCTATTGTATGTAGAAATTGTAACAAAAAAATTGGAAAATACACAGGCAACGGATTAGTATATGCAATGTGTGATTCCTGTTTTGAGGGATGGGATTAGATGGCAATCATGAGAACAGTAATTGAGTAACATCCAAGACGAAGAAGCAATAATTGGTGTACATCATTCAGGTGTAATACTTCATGAAGGAGAAAATACATCTCTGGGTACAAGTCGTTGCTCAAAATGTTCAAAGAAAATTCATTGTTATGTTACAGTGGATAGAGACTCAAATGAGGCTAAATTCCATGATACATGCTCAAATAAGGACTGCGAATGCAAGTGTAAAACACATTATTCATGCAAGATTTGTGGTCATCTACACCCATACGATCAAAACTGCAACAGTGTAGAGATTGAAATTAGTAGTAATCTCGAATATGACAAAATATTCAACAAAATAATGGGTTATTCTAAAAAATAATGATTCACGCTACCATAGATTCAACTGAGCTAGAAAAGAAAATGATCATAACAATAAACTCACAGGAGTCTCATGTCAATTTACTGTCAAGGCAACATGCAGAATCACTATCAAAAATAAATAATCTGGAAATGGAAATTAAAAAACTCAAAGACGAAAACCAAAAGCAAAGAATGGAAAAACTAAACCAGTATTGAGTCTTACATCAATTAACATTCCAACTTCACGAATTCTAGTAGGGGATGTCTTGGAAAAATTATCCATCATCCCAGAATTTACAATTGACTGTGTAGTTACTTCAGTACCTTTCTTTGGAGTAAGAAATTACAAAGTAAATGGACAGTGGGGATTGGAAAAAGATCTTGGAACTTATCTGGATAGAATGAATCTCATGATGGCAAAAATTTGGAGAATACTAAAACCAACAGGTTCTGCTTGGATTGAAATTGGTGACAAGCGAGACAAGAACGGATGGCTTGGAATTCCAGAAGAGTTTGCAACGAACCAAAGAAGAAGAGGATGGGGAATCATATCAAAACCAATCTGGTACAAGAGAAACGCAATGCCATTATCTACAAAGAAAATGTATTCGCCAAAGTATACTAACATCTATGGGTTTTCAAAGAATGAAAAATATTATTTTGATTTAGATTCTGTAAGAATTCCACCAATAACAAAATCAAAACCATTCAATGTTAGAGTTAGGGATACTGCCAAACCAAAATTCCTACAAAAGGCATCTGAAAAAGAAAAACGTGCAGACAATACACTGGGGGCAAATGGAAAACCGTTACGACATTATCATGGATTTAACGGCAGATATGATCATGCAAAAATTATCAAGAAAGGAAAGAATCCTGGAGACCTATTTGACATTACAGTAAAGCCATTCAAAGGATTAGACCATTATGCGACTTTTCCTCCAGAACTTCCAGAGAGAATCATCAAGGCATGCTGTCCCAAAGGTGGTATTGTATTGGATCCATTCATGGGTTCAGGCACTACAGGCATGGTTTGTGAGCAATTGAATAGAAGATGGATTGGAATTGAGCTAAAAAAAGAGTTTGCAGAGTACGCCATTACTACAAGAATAGGAAAAGGAAAACTTGTCTAATCAAGAACAATTCATAGGCAGAGCAGAAAAGATAGTCAAACAATTACTCCAAAATCCATTTGGCATTAAAACGATAATGCCACAGGTTCCAATAGTCACGCTAATCTCATATGAGGAATACAAGTTCTTTGATCCTGAAATAAGAAAGCACAAGTTTGACTTTGTAATATATCTAAACAACGGACGGAAAATTGCAGTAGAGGTAAACTACAAACACGGGCCAAAGGCTGACAGAAAATCAAACAGAATATTTGAGCCTGTACTAAAAAACAATGGGATAGCATTACTTACTATTGATGATCACTCTTGCAGAACACTGTTCAATCAGAATGGAAAAGGCATTCACCAAACAACAACAGATGACGTAAGGGACATCTTAGATGCCTTTGACACGTCAGAGATTACACTATGAGCGATTCAACTTGCGACGGCCTAACAGCATTCTGGTTACTTTGTGACCTTTTGGAAATTGAAGATATAGAAAAATGAGTAATAACCAAAAACTAACCGCACAACAAAAGCATGTGCAGTCAACCCAGAGATGGAATGAAAACAATTCAGAATACTTTGCAAAACAAAACAAATTACGTTCCAAAAAAACTTGTTTAAAAAACGCAATTCCAAAAATGGAGCTAAAAATCATTCAATACAAACTAAGAATTAATTTAATTAATAATCAACTTGCCGAGAACTCCAAATGTAAACAGCAGACAAAGCAAGACCCAAAGAAAGAACATGTACAGCTAACACAAAAACCAAAAGAATCTACAATATGTCACATTTGTAATATTCCTTATACCACCAAAGAAAAACTATTGAGACACAATGCAAGAAGACACACTACAAACTCTTTGGAGGAAAAGTAAGATGGTTACAGCATTAAAACGTCCTGATGGTTCAGTATTCTATCTTTGTGACTATTGTGAAAAGGAAGCATTTGGTTCAAACGATATGAGTGTAGTTCTTGATCATGAGGATGTTGAACATTCGAATAAGGAGAAAGACAAATGATCGAAGAAGTAAAGCAACTGAAACTCAGGTACAAAATTTACATTCACCGTTATCCTGATGACAAAAAACGAAACAATCAAACTATCATCATCACTTCTTGGAAAACCAAAAAGAGTGAATATCATGAAAATCAAATTGATTTTTGTTGTGATTCATTCAAACAAGCAGTTGGTTACGGATATATTGTAATTGTAACAAACAAACAAAACTTTCAACATCTCAAATACGATGAAAGAAAAGAAGAGTTCAAGGAACCTGTTATCTGTCTAAGAACATTTGATGAACAGAGTGGATATGATAGAGATGAAGGATTGGATGAATGGAATTTACCAATATCTAACTGTCCTTTCTGTACTGCAAAAATTGAAACTGAATTAGTAGAAAAGAAAAGAATCACTCACACTTGCAAGAAAGTCAAGAAGACATACGAATCATGTGAAGATGAAGTTACCGAGGAGGATCTTACAGTTGTTTGAGAAAGTAACCATGTTCACTGTTTTTTCTGTTGTGTACACTGTTGGATGTATCATGTCTTTTCTAATTGGTGTTACGTATGGAGGAATGTTTCTCAAATGACAGAACGACAAATGACCAAAGGTGACAAACCAGTTGCAATTGGAATCAGTAAAGCACCAGAAGATCCTGTTGAAAAGAAAAAATGGGTTAGCGATATGGCTAGGATGCAAATCTCAATGTGGTTAGGTGACAAATGTTTCTGTCTTTACTGTAAGCATAAATACAAATCAGTTGAGGATTTTTACGAGAAAAGCCCACACCAAGGACACACCAAAGACATGTCATTTGTCTGCAAGTCTTGTTATCCAAAATACAAAACGGCTCTTAAGGAGAAAAGTCAAAATGATTGACGATATCGTCTACCTAAAAAAGGCTGTAAGATTAGGCACACAATCACACGGTCTTAACATTCCGAGACTAAACAAAATCATTGATACTCTACAAGAAAAGGCAGAGAAATGGGATTTATATTTAGAAAAAGGTTCTGCTTCTGAATCATTTTTAGAAGAAGAAAACAAACGGCTCAAAGATTTTATCAAAGAAAAAGACCTTTACATTTTGTCGCATCCACATGAATACAAAGAGATAGTAGAGAAGATAAAGACCGGAATCAAAAAACTTGAAGAATACAAAACAGCAGTTAATGATGAAACTAAAGATTATCCATACATAAACATAGAATCAATTATCAAAGAACTCAAAGAACTACTAGCGACAAAGGAGGGGAATTGTTAGATGCCTGAATTAAAAAAACTATCCGAAGAGCAACTTGTAGAACTTCATTCCAAGGTTATGAAAATGAGAGATGAAGTATTGACTTTAGTTCAAGAATATGATTTTGATGCAAATGCACTAGTTTCTAAAACATTTGAAAATGCAATTGCAACAGAATTTGGAAGAAAATATCTGAAAAGAGTTACAAAAGGAGAAAACTGTCAATGACTTTGGATTGTATTGATCCTAACAAATGGGATGGTAAAACATTTCTCACCGAAGATGGTCGAGATTGTGCAAATTGTCTTTGTTATGCTATGTTCTGTAATGGGGAATGTTGGCTATGTGAATTTAGAAGTTTGAAATCCAGAGGCTATGATATTTCCAGTCTGACAAAAGGGGTAGGTAGTTAGGTATTACAGTAATGGAAAAAACAAGAATCTGGCAAGTAGATTACAACAATTATGTAAAAGATAATGTAGTTGCAAAAACTGTAATTGAAGCCATTGAAAAATCTTTAGAAATAAACAAAGAAGATTCTAAAGAATGCAACAAATCAACAATCACGGAGGTTAGTTTACTTGCAGAAGAAGACTAACCTCTATTTTTTCTTAACGACTACTGGGGTAGATTGTAAATGAGACTGAATAGAATTGATTATTTCTCTGAAATTAATACTGTAATGAATTATTTTGGTATGGTTGACAATTGCCAAAATCTAAAATATTCGATCGATTTTTCAATGCAAGCTATGCCAAAAATCGAGAAAACCATCAAAGATGAATTACATAATCCAGAAGCGATAGAATTATTCGAGGATTTGGAAAAAATATTCTTTCCACATAGAACGACAACTGCTGGAGAAAGTACCCATGATTAGACACCCATGCACCGCCAACGATTCACTGACAGACCTCTTTGACATAGATGAGTTTGGAAATGAAAAACTTGTATTCTGTAGTAATACAGGAGTGTGGGAAGATTGACAAAAAATAAAGAAAGTAAAGATGTGATTGTGTTTAAGTCTGAAGCAGAGATCGAGTTTTGTTCTAACGAAGACATTGCTACAAAAGAAATAATATTTCCTTCACACAAGGAATTTGAAATTAAATGTACATTTGATATGACTAAAGAAATTGAAGAGTTTTTCTTTGGTAAGGATCCATTACAATGACAAATGAATTATCTTGTAACATGTGTGGAAAGAAATTGAATACCACTGAAAAAGAACATAGTAGTTGGCTTCATGGAATGTGTTTAGATTGTAAAGATGATGAACAGCGAATGGATAACGAAATCAGGTTCATGCGACAATGAAAGACAAAAGTCTCTATCACCATCCCACACACCACTACTGGGTACTGCAAAAGAACGGTACTAGATTATGCGGTTGTGGGAAAATAAAAAAACAATAAAGAAAATCATAAAAAAATCTTATTAAGAAATTAAAAATATGTAAATCTAATCATTCAGAAATTGATTCATGTCAGTAGCCATTCCTCTTCTTGCTGATGATACAAGAATCAAAGAAGACATTGCAGAAGTTGGAACAACAAATACAGTAATCTTAGAGAAAATTAAACGATCTAATGAAGATGCAAGTATGGAAATGACTGCATTATTTTTAAACAACGTTGACACTACCGTTGCAGCATCACTACTGCCTGATTGGTTTGTAGCAATTACTACTGAATACGCCACTTCTCGTTTTTGGGTAAAATCAACTGGAACTGCACAAGCAACAGAGCAATCACAGGAAGTCTATAAAAAAGCACAAAGAATACTCATACAAAGATTCCAACCAGTGGAGAGCAGATCATAGCAATGTCCACTGCAACAATTCTCAGCCTTACCCTAAAACCAACAGTAGACGGAACTGAATTAATTGAGATCTCAGAGAATGGTACCGGAAGCTTCAGAACACCCCTTTCTGCAATAGTGGCAAACTATCAATTATTATCTGAAAAAGGTGCAGTCAACGGCTATGCTGGATTGGATGCCTCTCAAGAATTACTATTAACTAATTTCCCGACAGGAACAGGACTTCAGGTATTAAGAAGAAATGCTGGCAATACTGCATTAGAATTTGCCACAATATCCAGTGGAGGAATCACATCAATTAACTCAGATACCACTCCAGCCCAGATACTGGCAGGAACTGCAAACAGAATTAGTCTAGTAGATGCTGGAGATACACATACTTTTGATATTGATTCCGGTTACGTAGGACAAGCATCAATTACCACTCTAGGTACTATTACAACTGGTGTATGGAATGGAACAGATGTACTATTTACAAATATTCAGGATATCACTACTTCTAGATTTTTGGGACGTGTCACTGCGGCAACTGGAGTCATAGAAGAACTAACTGGAACTCAGGCCACCACTTTACTTGACGTATTCACCACATCCTTGAAAGGTTTGGTACCTGCAAGTGGAGGCTCTGCTACTGAATTCCTCAGTGCAGATGGCACATTCAAAGTTCCAGCAGGAGGTGGGGATATGGTACTTGCAGATGTTCAGACAGTTACAGGTGCAAAAACATTCCTTGATACTACATTCTTCTTAAGAAATGTGGCAAATACATTCAGTGCATCTTTTGTTAACACAATTACCGCCAACAGAATTTACACATTGCCAGATTTGGCAGGAACCATTGCATTAACTTCTGACTTGACTGGCAAATTTGATACCGCTGGAACTGGATTAACCAGTAGCGGAACTACTGTAAACGCAATTGGCACAACAAACAGAATTTCTGTATCTGCTGATGCAATAGACATTTCCACATCTTATGTGGGTCAAGCATCCATCACAACACTTGGAACTATAACTACAGGTATTTGGAATGGAACTACAATTGCAATTGCGAATGGTGGTTCAGGTCAGACAACACAACAAACTGCCATTAATGCATTAACAAATGTAGCAGCAGCAACAAATGAATTTGTACTTACTAAAGACACTGGTACAGGGGATGCAATATGGAAAGTCGCTCCTGGTGCTGGTGGAGGAATCACATCAATCAATTCACAAACAGGGGCAACTCAAACTTTAACTCAACAAACAAACAAAATTCTAATTAATTCTGCAACCAATGATCATGCATTTACACTGGGAACGGATGTTGTAACAATTGACAAAGCCAATACTTTTGAAGACTTTGTACAGACATTCAAGGATAATTCACTGCACATTGAAAATCCTGCAGGAACTTTTGATGTAGTCTTTCAAACAAGTGCAGAAATAACCAGTGATAGAATACTTACCATTCCATTATTGGGTGCAAATAGAACAATGGTTGTAACTGGATTAGCGTCTCAAATTACACTGGGTACAGAAGTTACAGGTGCCATTACAGATCTTTCTGATGTAACTGCCAAAACTGGAACTGGAACTACTGCAGTATTTGATACATCACCAACAATTGTAACCCCAACTATAGCATCCTTTGCCAATGCTGCACACAGTCATCAAGATGCAGCAGGTGGTGGAACCTTACTTTCAACAAGTGCATTGAGTGACACTGCAAATCTTGCATACCTTAATACTGCTAATGTGTTTGGTTCAGCAAATCTTCAAACCTTTACACACGCAGCAGGCGGGGCAGGAATAGGTCTTGCACCAGTTGCTGGTGACGTTACCACTCCTAACAATGGTGAATTCTGGTATAACTCCACATCTAACAAGTTCAGAGCCCGAGAAAATGGTGTAACTGTGGATATGATTGGTGGAGGTGGAGCTAGTCCATTAACTACACAAGGTGATTTATTCACATTCAGTACAGTCGATGCTAGGCTTCCTGTCGGTACAAACGGACAGGTATTGTCTGCCGACTCCGCAGAAACTACCGGATTGAAATGGGTTGCTGCCGGTGCAGGGGACATGATTTTAGCATCTGTCCAAACAGTAACTGGTGCTAAAACATTCGCTGACAATGCATTACTTGTTCAAAACCCAGCAGAAACGTTTGCTTACACTTTACAGGGTGCCGCAATAGCCGCCGCTAGAATATTGAATTTACCATTAATCACCGCCACTGACACCATTGCAGTTCTAGGTCTTGCCCAGACTGTCACTGCAATCAAGACCCACACAGTAGGACAAATATTCAACACTTACATAGAGTTTCCAACTGGTTCAGACCCAGCAGTACCTGGAATAAACATTGCAAGGCTTTACTTCAAGAATGACCCCTCAGATGGCGAAGCCCACCTATTCACTAGAAATGATGGTAAGACTTGGGATATCACTAATTCCCTTAACGAAGGAGATACACACATGAGCGTTTCAGATTCAGGCAGTGGTGTAATTTCATTTAATCCAGATGGATTACAACGAGGCCGATTTACGGGTTCTAATTTCTCTCTTAGAAATGGAACTAATTTGGACTTGGAAGGAAGTAACGTAGCAAATGTAGGACTCATTACAATGGAAAATCCGGCAGACAATCAAATTTACATAATCACTCCTGCAGCAATTACTGCCGATAGGATTCTCAATCTTCCATTAACTACTGCGACTGACACTCTTGCCGCCTTGGGTGTTGTCCAAACATGGGTTGCAGCTCAAACCTTTGATCATGCCGGATTCATTCTTAATCCAGCTGCAGGAGATCCAGCAACTCCAGTGGATGGACAAATCTGGTATAATTCAACATCTAACAAATACAAGGGAAGAGAAAACGGAACAATTGTAACATTCACTACAACTTAAATAGATTAATCATAATTTATTATTATGGCATTAACTGGTGTGGAATTACAAAGGGTCGTAGATAGAATGATTGGAGCATCAGTTCATAGAATAGAATTAATTGAAGAGGAATCAGTTAAAGTAACCAATTCTCAACTAGTAACTTCATTCACTATAAAGGATATACCAACTGAAAAGAAAAAACATCTTAGGATAATTGTGGAGGGTGTAAAATTTATTGCTAGTGAATTGAATGTTGACTTGACACAGATAGCTACTCCTACTAGAACAGAATTAGAAACTCGTAATTTTATTTAATATTGTTATAACAAACTTAATTAAATTTGGTTCCGTGAATAAACCATACTATGGATTCACAGATTTACAAGGTATTTTTGGACACTCCTTCGGCACCACTATTATTCGTATTCAAGCAATCACCAGACCTACGGCCAAAAATTGGGGATTCAATAACTAGACCGCTAACTTTTCAGAACTTTAGAATAATGAGGGATGAGTTTGTAAGAGGTGGTTTAACCAGGGTTACAGATTCTGCCCTCACAAGAGTCACAGATTCAGGATTAATCAGAGTGACTGATGGAACAGGAAGCATAGAAGAGGTAACACACAACTATTTCGTACTTCCTGCAAATGATCCTCAGAGAATCAGCACATGGACTACAAGCAGGTTTGCAGATGACCAGACACTAAGACAATTATTTAGATAACTAATTTCTTATTAATTTATTAGACATATTTTTATCAAAATATTTTTTGTTGTAAACTACTGTGGTAAAGATTCCTGTGGCAAGGATGATAGAGGTAACGAAAGTTAAAACTCATCCAAATAATGTAAAAGAACATCCAGAAAAACAAATCAATAATCTCATGCAGCTAATCAAGTGGGTTGGTTTCAAGGATCCAATCGTACTGGATAAACGAAATGAACTGAAAGCAGGACATGGAAGACTCATTGCAGCTAAAAAATTGGGAATGACTGAAGTTCCGTATGTATTGTTAGAAGGACTTACAAAAAAACAAATGGACTTGTTCATCTACATGGACAATCAAATTAATGAATCTCCCTGGATAAAAGATAACGTAGAGCTAATCCTAAAAGATATTCCAATGAAAGACTTGGAGATGTTTGAATTGGACTGGGACGATATAAGAAAACCAGAGTATCCAGAAGAAGAGCCAATACCTGAACCACCTACAAAACCAAAAGCAAAACTAGGTGACATCTATCAGTTGGGAAATCATAGAGTAATGTGTGGAGATTCTACTAAAGACTTGGATGAACTACTTGATGGCATAAAGATAGATCTGCTATTGACTGATCCCCCCTATGGAATTAATATTGTTCATGGCGGAAGTGTGGGAATTTCCCCCAATCTTGGTTTTGTTGGATTTGAAAAAAAAACAAAATCTCGTTTAATTGAAGGTAGAAAATATAAATCAATAATAGATGATGACAAACCTTTTGAACCTGAGTTTTTATTATCTCTAGCTAAGACTATGATAATTTTTGGAGCTAATCACTTTGCTAGTAAACTTCCTGATAACAGTCATTGGCTTGTATGGGACAAAAAATTAGAGGGAGGACTAGATCATAATAATTTTTCAGATGTAGAACTAGCTTGGACAAATGTAAAGAAAAAATCATCATTAATCTATCGTCATTTATGGTCTGGTCTATTAAGAGCAGGAGACAGAAAAACAGAACTAAAAGAAAGAGTACATCCAACTCAAAAACCTGTAGGACTACTATCAGAGATCATCAAAGATTACTCTAAAGAGAACAATACAGTACTAGATTGTTATCTAGGTTCAGGCTCTACACTAATTGCCTGCGAACAGACAGGAAGAACATGTTTTGGAATGGAAATAGACCCAGTATACATTGACGTAATAATTCAAAGATGGGAAAATTACACAAATCAAAAGGCTAAACTGCTACCAAAAGAATCTCTAAATCTTATTAAGAATCAATAGAAATCTTAATAACTTTATCAAGTGATAGAATAACAGTTATGAGCAAACTATCGATAGCCAAAGAAAAGGCTATGCGTGAATCCTTTCTGAAATATCCTACAAAATCAGATCATGATATAGCAAAAATTGTAAAGATTAGCCAGCCCACAATATCAAAATACAGAAAAGAACACGCATTAGCAATAGATGCCGAGTTCATATCAATTGTAGCAGGCAAATTCATCTTTGAATTCGGACAAGCCATACAGCATTGGAAATTACTCATAGAAGAACTAGAAGTACTAAAAACTGGAAAGAAAACAATAATCAAACAAAACTCAGAGACTGGCGGATTCTTCAAATCAGAAGTAGATTTGGAACCGATGGACAAATTACAATTAATAAAAGAACAAGCAACACTACGATCAAGAATATTATTCCTAGCAAGCCAAGGAGAAGTAAGAGAGGTAATTAAGGTGATGAGGTCTGGACAGCTTCCAACAGCTACTTAGCGATGCCAAGAAGGCCGGTATTAGTAATAATACTGAGCAGTCAGAAACATCATTATCATCTATTGAACTATGTAACTTTCTAGGAACATTACCCTTCTGGTGTGGCAATAATACACTACACAAAGAGAATCCAGACTATCAACATACTGCCAAATGCTGCACTACCCACATTGTAGGTTTACCGAGACATCCAGCAACAAACGAAGAGATGCCACTCACACCATACCAAGTAGATTTTGCAACTAAGGTAATCAACGGCAGACTCAAGTTTGGGGATGCCACAGCCCAAATGAGAAAGGCCCTAAAGATGCACATCAAAAAGGGTAGGCAGATGGGCTTTACTGAGATAGTATTACGTCTTATCTTACATCTCACATTCTCAAGGTATGCTGGCGCCAACATAGGAATAATGGCAGCTACTAATGGCTCACTAGCAAAGAAAGATCTGAGAAGACTTGCCCTTTTATTCAAATCAATTCCTATTGTAGTTGAACAATGGATTAAATCAAACACACTACGAATCGTTAATGGAACGGTAGTTGAGGCGTTTGCAGCATCAGAAGAAGCAATGACTGGTGATACAAAATACAAAGCCATTTTGGTGGATGAATCTGCAAAATGGAGATTAGTAGATGACACACCTGTGTTTAACTCCATTCTACCTATAGTTAGAACAAATGGCTGTGATCTGTATTTGGTATCTACTACAAAGGGGCCAGTTAAGATGTTCTATAAGATAGACATGGATCATGATGAATCAGACTGGGTATTCTTTGTGTATGATATTTGGAAAGCAGAAGGGAACCTCTACACTAAAGCTGAAATAGATGAAATGATAGCATCATCTGCTGAAGACCCAAGCCAGGAATATCTATGTGAGTATAGTATTGGCAAGGATTCAATCTTTGGTAATGTATCTGCAGAGGACCAACAGGGAATGAGTGAATGGCTAAGTGATGATGATGGTGATGATAACTATGACGAAATAAAAGACAAGGATGGGATTCATTGGCATGAAAATTAATAAGAAAATAATTCAAGATTTAACCTTATTAAGAAATTAAAAATTATTGAAAACTCTTAAACTGTTAATTGGCGACCCAGCTAAAACAAATGATCCTTTTGGTGTTATAGGATTAGAAGGAACATATCCTGAAAAGAAAATCTACACAAGACATGCAAAACAATTCAAGAGAGAACCATACAGAACAGTAGCTGATCATTTCTATAACATGCACAAAAAGATTAACTTTGATCTAATGATATTAGAAAAGAACTTTGACTATGAGAATATATCAAAGGCATTTGCACATCTGCCAATTACTTACGTATCTACATCTTCTAATCTAACTAAACAAACAAGAGCTAAAGGGTATAGTGTAGACAAACCATTCATGATAAAATGGTTAAAGAAAGAATACAAGAAACATACTGTACAGTATCCAACAAATCAATCAGTAGACATGCAAGAACTAATCAATCAACGAAACCAGATAGTAGGGATCACTGCACCATCTGGACATGTATCATACAAAGCGCAAAGGAGTAGACATGATGATTTATTTCTATGTGAGTTAATAGGATGCAATGCAATTAGAATATGGTGGGATCAACAACAATAATGAATCACACAAATTCTCTTTTTGATATTTTTCAGATGTGGAGATATCTAGACTACCGAAAAGATGTACCCTATAGGAAAGAGATACTATTCATACTGAGGACTATGCCATGAAGAATCAACTAATCGTAGCACTATCCTACACAAAACAAAGAACAATGTTTGGTATGGTCGGCATAGAAGTAGACCCTTCAAAAAGAATTGCGTTTGTCAGACTAGCAAAACAGTGGAGAAGAGATGACATGAACTCTATCCCTGGAGATATCAAAGAGGCTTATTCAAAAGTAAAATGGCATATTACTTTTGCAGATCAATTGATTGGACAGCACCTGATTCGCTCTATAGAAAACGCATTACACTTTGAGGTAAGCACAATCACCACACAAAAGAATCTCAAGGACCCTGAAGATATCGAACTAATCAAAGTAATGGATATGACAGAGATGACACAGCTAACCCTATCACTAAAGCAGGAACATAAGATACAGTTCCCTCCAAAGAACCCTAGTCATGACATGATTGATTTAATCAAGCAGATGGAGATGTTTACAGAACACACTACAGAACAGGGAACAATATCATACTATGCACCAGGAGATGAGTTGGATTGTCTACCAAGAGCACTAATGATCTGCTGCTTTGTTGGGAGGATGTCTTTACAGCATGGAGAGATGCCAATGATAATCAAACGTGGTGGAGAAGACTTGACACAAAACAATACTCATGACGATTTAGACCAATGGCTAAACGATACCTTTGGTGGCAATGAATCTCTTAGCGAATACAACATGAACCGAATCAGCAGAAAGAGACTGTATGAGACAAAGAAAATGTTTTAAACCTTGTAAAATTAATTACAGTAATGCAAAATAAAATATTGAGATTCATTTCACCACGAGATTGTATATCTATGCTATTGTTACAAAATATCATAAATAATCTACCTACAGGAAATGAAAAATACGAGCATGTTACATTGAAAAATTAATAAGAAAATAACATTCTTTATTTTAATTCATTAGAGATTAACTGCGTGTCACAAGAAGAAGCCACGCTTGACGATAAAAACCTCAATCAACTAGAAGGACTTTCCATAGTCAAAGTACGAGACATTGAATACAAAATAAACCTAGATGACTCCATTTGGAAGGCAGGACCAGTAAAGTTTGCACAAATACCTGCATGGCATCAGAACGGCCAGATAAGACCAACAAGTGCAAGAGGACTTGCTACATCTAACAATACTAAATGGCTAAAGAAGATGGCACCATTTGAAAACTTTCAGATATTCCCCAGTGTAGACCCATATCCTTCAGAGTTACGACAACTACTCAGAATACTAAACGAAGAAAACCCTTGGATAGTAAAGTCACAAGAGATAATTCAAAAACTTGTAGTTACAAAATTTACAACAGAAATGGTTCCACGTGATAATTCACAGATGAATCCAGACGAATTAGAGAAATGGCAAGACACACCAATAGAAGTTGAATTCTTTGATGAAAAGGTTACACCTAACCAAATCAAAAAATGGATAGATAATTTTTCTCAAACCTTAGACCTTAAGGATTTACTATATGATGCGTACATGTTTGCACGAGAACAAGGAAGAACTGCAATTGGAATGTTTCCTGAACAAAGAGATGAGGATGGCAAATATCAGATGCCTCAAGCATTACGATTAATCAGACCAGAATTACTACGAAGACCAATTGTATCATTTCAAACATCAGAACTAATTGCAGTGGAAGTTACTGGACTAACAAGTAACGGATCACGCTTTGATGCAAATAGACTCATCTACATACAGAAAGGAAAAAATTTAGATTTGTTCTCTGACTTTTACGGAAAGAGTGACATACGAGCACTAGCTGATATTGGTAAAGTTGGACTTGTATTGTATGGTAGGGACTATCTAGCTGCAACAATCAGCACTTGGCACACACCATACATATTCAAGCATACAGTTCCAGGAAAAAACTTTTCAGAAATTAACCAAATCATGGATCAATTCAATATTGACTTGGCAAACAATGCAGGAAAGGATATTTCCGTATCATACAATGTTGAATTATTAAACCCAGGAGGATCAAACCCTGGCGACATTGCAGGACTAGTACTAATTGATAATCAACAGATTGAAACAATTGCTGGTAGAACTGGCATCCCATTATTCTTGTTATCCAAAGGAAAAACTGGAAACATGGGAGGCAACGCAAACCAGGAAGAAGCTGACGGATTCATAGAAAACGAGATTGACCCAGAACAGGAAATGCTAGAGCAAGTAGTGGAGAGGCAGTTCTATGATAGAGTATTAGCTATAATGTTTGATGTAGAGCCAAGAGATGTTACTGATGTTCCAATTAGATTATTACATAAATTTGAAAATGCTGTAATTCAAACCGAGGTAGCCCCTGAGAAATTTAACATGACAATGAATTTGATGGATAGGGGATTAACTACTCCAGAAAAGGCAATGGACAAGTTAGGACTCTCAGACATGCTAATAGGTGACACTTCCTCTACTGGTGGTGATACTACTCCAACTGTAAAGACCTGGCCAATCTCAAACAATTTTGATAACCATCAGGAAACAATGCACAATGCAAAGTTAGGATTACTTGATGAGGCCCGAGAGACACTAAAGCTGCAAAATGTCGAAAGAAGAAACAAAGCAACCGCCGTTTAGTGGGTTACTATCCATTCTGCTAGGAGTTGGATTCTCAGCAGCATTAGCTATTGCAATTACAGAAGCTACAGGAGAGGAAGAAAAGATTCCAGAATTTCTAAAACAAGACAAGACTCCCGTAATCTTCATGACTCAGATGGATAGTAAGGTTGATGATAAAATTTGTCTGCCACTAGAGGGAACAGTATGGGATAAAGGAGATACAAACCGCCCAAAGATTCCAAAAGATACACATCCAAATTGTAGATGTTTTTACATTGATGCAATTACTGGTAGAAACTTGGGACAGTTTTAAAAATTAATAATCTTTTTAAACTTATTTGATGCTTAATCAACATGGCATTTGTTGAATGTGTGCATGAAGATTGTAAACAACAATTTGATATTTCTGCAGATATTATATTCAATTTAAAAAATGCAGTCTTTAATGGAAGAACTGGTTCTCCACAATGGGAGGCTACTTGTCCTCATTGTAAACGTGCTAATTTTCTCTCAGTTAATCTGGAAATAAAATCTATATCAAATTAATTTAATTTTAAAATTATTAAGAAAATAGTTCCATTTAAAATTCATTAACTTAAAACAAAAATTACTGTGGCAGTTGAAGGTTTTACAATACTTGGTAGTGTATCTACTACAATCTCATCAGGAGAAAATGCATTTGCATCTGACATTACTTTTACAGAGAAAACTCCTGTAGGTTTTGCAAAAGAGATTCAAGTTCAAATCTATGCCGCTGCATCTTCCGTACTTTCAGTAAGACGTAATGGAACAGATTACCCCATTAACAATAACGTTGCAGTGATTGGCGCTGTCACATTTACAATTCTTGTACTAAGTACAGATGCGCTAAACATCAGGACTACTGGTACCACAATCCCCCTGGACGTTATCATAGCTGGTGGGTAAAAATAGTATCAGAGTCAGCCCACACTTGTACCGTTCTGACAGTCTATCAGGGCCATCGAATAGCCAGACCGCAGAATCCTTACTTTACTGGTACTGGTGCAGGAGGTTCGGGACTAATGCTGTTTACAAACGGAGGAATAATGGAATTCACTTCTGATTCGATAGACATGGAGTTTACAGATGTCTAACAGAAAATGGACTGGTGAGCCAACAAAAGCCAATCCTATAAGTGGCGATAAAATATTGATTTTGGATTCTGAAGATAACAACAATAACAAGCTAGCCGAGTTTGGAAATCTATCAACTGCTCTACCTAACTGGTCTACAATTGTAGCCATTCAAAACGTAAACTTTGGAGGAGTAAATCTAATTGATATAAACCAGCTCAGAATTAAAAATCAAGGAACAGGTATTGACTCACTTATCTCTTCTGATGATCCATTAGAAGTGCTTACAGTATCCGGAACACTGGATGCAAACTCATTAAGATCAAGCGGTAACATTATCGGCTTTGCTACTGATGCGTTACAAACAGGGAGGGTAACGGATGTAGTGGCATTCGCTGATGCAATCAATGTTCATACTATAGAGGATCTTGCATACGTGCCATCCCCTACAAACAACAGTATTACGTCATTGAGAGTCCTAGGTGTTGATAATCCAACAATACTCAACGTCTACAAGAATGACATTGATTTTCTAGGGGCAACATCTGTTGTATTCAACGCAGATAAACTGTTCATAACTACTGCCACTGAAATTATTGTAACTAATCTTTTCAGTGTTAGTGATCCTGTCATTTTTGGAAGAAGCGGACCGATAGGCAATGTAATGTCAGACATCATCATAAAGGGCAAATATGCGTATGTTGTCCCACATGACACCGACGAGTTCAAGGTTCTGAGTATTTCAGATAGCTTTAATCTTACTGTCATTGCTACACTTCCACTAACCAGAAATGTTACACAGATGTATGAAAATGGAAGTTTCATTTACATGACATCAAATATCGGAGGAGGTGTATTCATAGTTGACATTACTAATCCACTTGCCCCTGTACTGGTTAATGATTTCACTGATGTTACTACATTACCAGTAACGTATGGAATATCAATTGCAGGCAATCACATGTTCGTATCAACACATGAAGGCCTTAGAATCTATGACATTGTAGACAAGCAGAACATATCGGAGGTTGGAAGTGTGATAGACAATTTAGTACACACAGACTTGGTTGCAAGTGATAATCACATATATCTATCAAACCTTGTCAAGACAGTAGACGTAACAGACTTTACATCTCCTACAGTTGTCGGTTCGACATCATTTGTAGAGACAGGACTTTATCTTTTTGGAAAGAGTCTGTATGCCGTTGGGAATGGAAATTTCAGTGAATATGATATTACAGGAGCACAAATGCCTGCTGCAAGCATTGGATCTCTACACTGTGCATTTATAGATGTTACAGGTACAATGGCCGTAACTGGTAGTGCAGATTTCCATGATTCGATACATGTAGGGGCCGGAGGAATACACACCGATGGTGCGCTAACTGCCTCAAACATTTGCATGCATAACAACAACAGGATAGAATGGGACAATGTAGCAGTAGATGACAAGTTCGGATGGACCGTAAATGCAAATGACACAATGGTAACGGATGCATCTATTCTGAATATCTCCCCCAATCCAGTCGCAACCCCAACATTAAGAATGCTAGTGGATGCTCAACTTCCTAACAATTCACCGATAGGATTGATTGAGGCAAGAACATTATCCAGTCTGGGAGGGGAAAAGCAGTTTGCCAGAATACAATTCTTCTTGGAGGATTCTACAAATGCAACGGCAAACGGCTCCATATTTTTCACTGCATTACATGACAACAGCACCATAGATTACATCAAGATCAATGATGGCTCAAATGACCTTGTAAAGATTAGACGAATTCTGGATATGGAATTCCATAAGATTATCAATGTTACAGATCCTACGGCATCAGGTGATGCAGCAACTAAAAATTATGTGGACACCGAAATAGGTGCAATTATTCATCCTGATAATAGTGATTGGGCTACCTTCATCGCATCACAGGATGTAGACATTGATGGAAATACAATAACAAACATAGGCAATGACAAGTTCCTGGAATGGAATAGTTCACTAGGAATTAAGATAAACACAGGAAATGATTTAGAAACAAATGCCCAGGATTTCATAATGAGCCAGTTGGGCGGTACTCCTAAATTCTTTTTCAAGAGACTAAAGGCATTATCACCAGGAAATGTTATAGGTAATTTCAGAATGGCTGCACATAACAGTGTAGGTGCAGAAATTAACTATACACAGATGAGGTTTAGAATGGAGGATGATACAAATGGTTCAGAGCATGGATCTTACGATTTTAACTTACTTCTAAATGGATTACCAACTGATGCACTTCAAATTAATCCAGATAAAGAAGGTACGGTAAAATTAGGATTACCACTAGATGCAAATACTAATTTTATTATAAATCTTAAAGACCCTGTAAATACTAAAGATGCTACAACTAAAGTTTATGTTGATAATTTAGATACTGCTAACAGTGCCGCAGATCAATTATATGCGGATACTCAAGATGATTCTCATTCACTTGCTGATCGAGCATATACAGATTCACAAGATTCTCTATTAGACCCATTATGGGCTAGCCATGTGGCAAGCCAAGATGTAGATTTAGATAATAATAGGTTGCTTAATGTCACTTCAATTAGTGGTGTAAGTGATGAATTACAAGTTATAGCTAAAGATTTCAAGATAAATAAAACAGGAACCAGTCAACAGATGTTCTTCCAAAGAGATGAAATAATGAGTAATAACCAAACCATTGGTATTATCAGGGCAGAGTCACAGGATGCGGGAGGAACATTAAGACCATTTGCAAGAATTAGATTAAGAATGATGGACAGCACGACAGGTGCAGATCATGGTTCTATTGAATTCAATACTAGATTCAATGGTGGAAACAAAGACTGGATATACATCAATGATCTCGGTGATGGATTAATTAGGATGAAGGAAGATACTCACTTTGAAGATAATGATATTACTAACGTTAATTCATTAGGTGTAACAACAGTCAATAGTGTTACATCTAACATAACAACTGGAAACATAACAACTGTAAATGCAACTACAATTAATGCAACTGGTATAATTACAGCAAATGATGACATCATTTCAAAAACCATTGGATCATCCGCAATAATTACAATGGAAAGAGATGAACAAATTGTGGGTACATTAGGTCAACTTAATTTTGAAGGACAAAATGATAACTCAGACATTGAAAGATTTGCAAGCATCATAGGAAAATCAGAAGTGATTACAGCAGGATTAGAAGAAGGATTTCAACAATTACGTGTTTTGCATTTAGGCAATAACACCAACATGATTGAATTAAATGAAGGTGGTTCTGGTGAAACCAAAATTACTGTCCCTTTGGATATGGATGGTCAGGAAATCAAGAATGCAATTCTTGAAAATGCGTCTGCTAATTACACCTATGTAAAAACAGAAGAAGATTTTGGAGTTATACCTACAGCAAGTATAAGTGCCTTTGGGGATGCAGGGTCAGGGGTAATCAATGTTTCATCTGTAGGACATGGATTAATTACAGGAAATAGAGTCACAATATCTGGTACTACATCATACAATGGAGACCATGATATTATACGAGTAAATGCAAATTTATTTACCATTGTTGATACATTTGTAGCCACTGAGACAGGAACATTTGCAGCACTAAAAAGACAAACTCACACAGTAGGCAATGAAAATATAATGTTTTTTATACTTGCTGACATCACTTTGAATAATCCACTTCTGTTCACTCCTACAAACTCAGAGGATGTTATGGTTGTATTACACACTGATGAAAATGAATTCAATTCTATCACAGTAGCATATACAGACACAGCATTAGGTTCCCCATATCAAGGAAAGGGTATCTTTGCATTTTCAAGAAAGAATATCAGAACTATTGGGAATGCTACATTATCAGCAGCAAACATAAGATCTTTGGATATGGAATTCACAAGTGTGGCATTCGAATTCTCAATATTTGTAGATGATACAGCAGTAGACTTGGAACTTGCTGGAATTGAGATTAAAGATGCACAACTTGTGACGTTAAAAAATTCTGGTTTCTATGGTTGTGTTGGAATAGGTCATAAATTTACAAATGTTGCAATGCTTGATATTCTAGATTGTGCATTTGGTACTGATTCAGGTATTACTACTTCCATGATAGAGATAGTTGATACAGTAAGACCTACTTCAACAAGATTTAGAAGTTTAGATATGGGCATTTTGTTTTTGTCTGGAAAATCTGCGTTTGACATATCAAGTAGTTTAGATTCAAATTCTAGAGTATCTGTGACTAACTGTTCAATTCCAGCAATAGCAGACTTGTTTAACAGTGGTGGATTGGATGAGACAGATGTTAGAGTACTGGCACAAGACAACATAGGCCATAAATCCTCTCTAGTTGCAGGTGGATGGAAAGTGGCAGGTAACACTACTGCCACAACTATCGCTACAGTTGGAACGTATGTAGACTTTGACTTTACCAGTTCCAATGCCTCTGCTCTATCATTCAATGAAAGTTTGATATTGAATAATGCTACAAATGGTGAGATTAAACACACAGGCAAAGAGCCAAAAGTCCTACATGTACCATTACAGGGATTTTACACCACTACAGCAGCAGTCTCAAAAACATACAAAATTAAACTACAGATAGATACTGGAAGTGGATATGCTGATACTACTGACAACATTGAAACCCCCTTTGATATTTCTGCAACTGGTTCAAATATCAGAATTGCACATAATGTATTCGTAAACGAAGGCGATTTAGTGAAATGGCAGATAACACAGGTAAGTGCAGGTGCTATATTCAGCCCAACATTTGAGGATGGAGCTAATGAAATACCTAACACCTGATACTATGTAATGATGATTATCACCTAGCAAAAGAAAAATTAATAAGAAAATAAATATCATTATTTCAAATAACAATCTGAATTATTTATGGTAAGCAGCAAACAAGAATCATGTGTTCAAAATATTCTATCTAAAAAATTATCTCCTGGACAAACTGCATCAAAGCAAGATTTAGCAATTACATTTTCTGAATGCAGAGACAAACAAGCTTCAATGTCTTTACAAAATTTAAAACTAAAACTTGCATCAGCAAAAATATCTAACATACTAAGACATCCTTATCTTACTGCATCACTAAACACTGAATTTGTTCCAGATCCTATAAAGCAAGCAGAAGGAAACTATGCAAGTTATTTTTTGTTACAAGGCGATACAATTAATGGACGAGAATGGGGAGTCACATCTGAATCAATTCCTGCAAACATTCAAACTTTCATTGGTAGACCACTAGTAGCTACGGGTAATAAATTCGTCAAGGATTCACCGTATGGAGTACAGTATCTACACCCAAGCATTACGCATTTCATGCAAAAATCACCGGAATTAGTAGCTGGGCTAAACCCAATGAACATGAATGATATTTTACAATTCCAAGACAAATTTAAAATCGGAACCATTAGCGATGTATTTTTTGATGGAACAAAAAATGTATGGAATAGTGTAGTGCGATTAGCCGACGGTGTTGAAGCAAGTGATCTTCCTCCATTTTGTTCTCCTGCATTGTACCAGCTTGACATGACAGAACGTGAAGGCAGTCTAACTAAATGGACCGGACTACATTTGGCAGCTCTTGACATAAGACCAGCTTACGGAAGCATTGCTTTACTTAATGGAACATGTCATGGAACTACAAGTACATGCACAACACAGTTTGCAGGAAATCAAAATATGTTAACATCAGATATTATAAAAATTGCAGCTCAGTTATCTACACAAAACAGAAACGTAGACAAAGTTATTATTGCAAAAAAGAAAAACAAAAAAAGTTATTAAGAAAAACAATGAGCTTATATCTTAAAATCCGATAGATTCAATCGTGAGAACAAAAACACAAATTTTGAAAACAGCATCTACACTAAAAGAATTTTCAACTAAAATTAAATCTGCTCAAATTGGTGAGACATTAACTCCTGAAACTGTACAAGAGATTGCACAAGAAATAATGGAAGTTGCATCAGTTGCAGCAGAACTTGCAAACGAAATTTCAGAAGGTGTTCCAGCAGAAGAAGAGTCTCGAGATGCATTAGGTGATAGAGGAGAACAAGAAGGACCTGAACAAATCGAAGTTGCAGCAGACGAAACAGACGATGAAAAGAAAAAGAGAATGCAAAAAGAAGCACAAGATAAAGACAAAGATGAAGATAAACAAAAAATTAAAAATTTAGAGGCAAGTTTACAAAAAATGCAAAGAGAAACAAAACTTGCAAAACTAGCACCAAAGTATGCTAGCCTATTTCCACAATCAATGCATGAAACTAAAATGAATGAAATTATTAATTCAAAACAATCTCTACAAATTGTAGAGGCAAAAATCCAAGAAGCCAGTGATATTATCAGCAATAAAACAATGGTAAAGATTGCATCAATGACTGATTCAATCTATGACTTAGATACAACAGAAGGAGGCGAGATTGATATCTCGGGTACAATTTAGATATGTCTACTCAATTCCCAACTGGTCCAACCAGGCAAGTACAGGCAGGAGATACACCTGATCTTAATGATGGATTACTATCAAGAACAATAGTAGCATCCCTAAACCTTGCAAGAGGAAATGCATGTCTTTTAGTAAATGGAGAGATTGTACTCTCAACTCTTGCTTTAATGGCTGCAGGCCATGCACCATTTGTACCAATTGAATCAGTGGATAATACTGGTGATGGATTGGAAGCATCTGGAGTTGAAGCCCCACAAAGAGTAGCCTTATTGCTTGAAGCATCTTCAGCAGCATTAGATCCTGGTGAGTTTGTAAAACCATCAAACAATGCAGATGGAACAGTAGAGAAATGGGTCCCAACAACTGATGCTCATTTTGAAAAATATGCAAAATATCTCGGTAAAGAAGCAGCATTATTGGATAGAGACACATCAACACCATTTGATGAAACACTAACTGTCGGTATTGTTCCAGATCAAACATTAACTCCAACTGCAACAGCAGCTGACAATGTTGGATGGTTCCAACTAATGGAAGCCGGAGGAGGAGCAGCAACATAATCATGACTAACATAATCGAATCAAAACTCAGAAGAAGTTCAACTGAACAAATCTGGTTAAACCCCGTAGACAACCAAGTGTGGTCTACAGTATTCCAGCCAGAACATGGCTTTACAAACGAAGTCGGAGCATACAAAATCTATGATCCAGCAGTTGCATCTCATAACAGAGGTGTAATAGAGAAAGCATCAATTGATGGCTCCCTAACACAAAACTTGGTGGATGGTTTGTCAAGTCCATACCATGACTCAACTCTAAGAGAGGCCTCAATGCATTATGATTCACTAATCAAAAACAGCAGAGTAAAAGAAGCAGCAATG